GTGTCTCAAACTGTTTACCATTAGAGGCAACATCAAATATCTGAGCACCGGGAATCTTTCTAAGCTTCTTGATAAGATCATCCTCAACCACGTTGCCTAGATCAAGAAGTCTCAAGACTCTAGCAGGCATATCGTCAGGCATAAGCCAGCGCCAACGCATCCAAAGTAAACGCTGATTAGGATTACCTATCTGACTGATACCTAGATAAAATCTTTGGTGTCTCTTTTGTTGTAGTTCAACATCATCTAACAAATGGTTTATATCTTTCATAGATCTATGTCCTCGTTTTGTTTAGTTTTAATCCCAACAACGTTCTCATACTTACCTTGCTTTTGCACAATGATCTCAGAGATTGTATCAAATGCACCGCTGTTAATTAATTCAGCGGCCATCCATGGTTGGCTTGGTGATCCCCACTTGGTTGTAATCTTCTTCCACTTACGCACTGCCATTTTATGTGCAGTGGGATGGCCAAACATAAGTGGCATCTTCTTAGGAAAGAACTCATCCTTCACTGTAAAGACTACCTGACAATACTCACTGCCATTTTTAGACTTGACCACAGATGCATAGATATCCGTGATGGGTTTGTTTTTAGGGACTGATGCTTTCCTTTCATCTGATAAGACAGCTTGTCTCTCAGCCTTGGTACGCCTTGCTACTTCCCTTTCCTTCTTGGTCCAGAGAACTTTTGATTGTGTTGACTCAAACACCTGGCCGCACTCAATACATTCTTTAGCAGAAGGTGAGTTGATAGCATTACAGCTTGCACAAATCTTAGGCTTGTATCTTCCGGGAAGACTTTCGCCAGGTTCTACTTCATCTAGACAGCCATGCCTAGCTACGTTCTCACCGTAGTCAAGCAGCAAACAGTTCTCTTTGTCATCATGCAATCGCATGCCACGACCACACATCTGCACATACAATCCAATGCTTTGCGTTGGCCTAAGCAATGCTATACAATCTGTTCGCGGGGCGTCCCAGCCTTCGGTTAAAACCCCAACATTGCAGAGAGCATGAATCTTACCAGACTCAAAGTCTGCAAGAATCTTATCTCGTTCTTGGTTGGGCGTCTCCCCTGTAACCACAGCAGCACTAATACCATGTTGCTGTAAATACTGAGTCATCTTCTGAGCATGGAGAACAGAAACACAGAAGAACACCGAGGCTGTTCTGCCTTTTGTGTAGGCATTATCAATCCAATCACTTATAACTTCGATGATGGTTTCATCCACCATGGCTATGTCTTCTAATTCTTTTTCCCGGAAGTCTCCACCTTTGAACTTCAAACTAACTTTGCCAGCATCAATGATGGCATTGTCGTTGACAGCAAAGGCAGACAATCGGCACAAATAACCTGCTTGTATTAACTCTGGTATCGACACACTGTAGGCAAGACCTTTAAAGAAATGATCTTTACGCTTGCCATAAATGTAACCCTGACCCATGCGATAAGGAGTTGCAGTACAACCCATGACCTTCATGGACTGGCGTTCTGATAGAGTGTCAATGATCTTTTTGTAGCGAGTCAGAGAACTAGGTGGCACATTGTGTGCCTCATCAATAATCATGTAGTCAAACTTGCCAACCTTTTCTAATCTCTTGGGCGAGGCCAAGGTATCGCGACTGGCAACTAGAATCTGTGCATTGTGCTGAAAGCGTTTCATACCAGCAGCGAGTACACCCACCGGGGCATCTGGCCACACAGACTTTAGTTTGCTTTCAGCTTGAGCAACCAACTCTTTTCTATGAGCCATGATAAGAAACCTGGCCTTGGGGTTTTTGTTAAAGACTTCTTTAATGAAGTGTGAAAATATAATGGTTTTACCAGCGGCTGTTGGTAAGGCAATAAGCGTTGGGTCTTCAGGCCTGGTATCAAACCAAGAGTGAAGAGCATCTATAGCGTTGCGTTGGTAGTATCTAAGCTTCAATGAATCTCTTTCTTTTGATCACGGGGTTGTATCAAAAGCTGCATTAACTCTTCATGCTCATAAGATTCGATGTTATCCATTACTACCGTGGATAGTAATTGCATAGCATCATAAGGTGTGTGTGAAAATTTAAAAGATAATTCAACACAGAATCTTGCAAGAGTAACTACAGCTGCTTTGGTATCTAGATCTTGTCTAGACCAATCATCAATGCACATATGTAAATCGTGCATCACTTGTTCACAAGTTTTTTTATCTAAAGAATCTAATAAATTTTCTTTTTCTATCATTTTTTCTTTCCACATTTAATAAAGTTAGTTTAGCATCTTTCACTTTCTGGTCGATGTCAGTTGGCAAACTATCAAATGTTTTGTCCAAAGAATTTAACAAAGATTCCATTACATTAACGAGGTTGTTGGCCTCTCTTTTGTCTATCAGCATTTCTTTTCTCCAAAAAAGATGGGAATATTATTCCCGGTTTAGTTATAATAAAAAGGCGAGGAGTAACCAAAGCAAAGTTCAGGTCATTCATAGCTTTAGTTACTCGCTCGAGGATTCTACCAACAACATCACTCTCTCCTTTTAATAGGTCGACCTGTTTCAATGTCGTGGTAGAAATCGTTTACTTATCCCAGTCAAAAGGATCTTCTTCAGCATCACCGCTAGGTGCTGGTGCTGGGGAAGGGGAAGACGTTGCAGACGAACCACCAGCTAAAAACTTAGCGATCACATTCTTATCTTCCCACTTCGTACCATCACCCTTGTCTCTGCCTTCTTCAATACGAAGGTTGGCATTGAAAGGGACACTCATCATGCTTTCAAGATCCTCCAAACCGAAAGCTTCCATATCAGGATCCATGCTCATGGCTTTTCTCCAGTTACGAAGCTTCCCTTTAGAGACGTTTAGTCCGTTGCCTTCAAGCATAAAGTTTTCCCAAACTTTCCTACCTGAATACTTCGGTCCCACAACTTCATAAGTTACACTCAGCATCTTATGACCTGTGGCTTTACTGTTTTTACTTTCCCATGATGCTCCTACCATTTCGTAGTCTCCAGCAGGCATAGGCCCAATTGAACCGCTGTCATCTTCGACATCAGTTAAGTTTAGATTAAATAAATCATCCGACATTTTTCTTCTCCTTCATTTTAGATTTTAAAGATTCTTTGAAAGCAGTCATGAATGCAGTAAAGTCAAGATCTAATGGGGCATTGCCCAAGTCGACTCGACTCTTAGCATCGAAGGCTGCGGTGAATTTATGAAATAACTTTCGCTTGCCATATGACACTGCTCTGGTCTTTTCATTAAACCCCTGGCCACTAGTACGAGTTGATACCTCGTAGTTAGCAAACAGGTTGAAGTCTACCCATTCCCGGATCATCGATGATACCTTCTTGTGTAGACTCATTTCCCAACGATCATAGGGCTCACGCTCAGGATCATTGAAAGTTCTAATCGCTACATGGGAGAGCAAGATAACATTCATCTTTTTCTCTAGTAACAAATCAAACATTTTAAGTATCCGCCTATATAACTCAGCGGACTCTGTGTACCCTTTACCAAAACCTAGTGACTCAATGGACTTAACTGAATGCATGTCGCAAACTTTTTGTTGCACAAGTTTCTCAGCCCAGTCAGTGGTATCAAACACCACAGTTTTGTAATCATGTTTCTCTTCATAAAGAGTTTGTAATTGTTTAACAATGTCATCGTATGACTTGCACAATGGAAAGGAAGATACATCTAAAAAGTTAGTTCCTTCCTCTGTCTTAATAAATACAGGCCTAGGTGCATTAGATGCAAAGGTGGTTTTACCTATCCCATCAGTTCCTGCTACATTTATTTTTATTGCTGGCACTTTGATGCCTGTTTCAATGGTATTCAATAGACTCACCTTGGTCTCCTAATATAATGGTTAACGTTAAGATCTTCTTGAGAACCAACATGTTCTTCCCATATGTCTGACAATGCACTTGGTAAGTACATGCTGTTGATGTCTTTCATTTTGCTGCAGAACTGCTCAAAGCTACTGCAAGTGCTAATAACAAATTCTGAATCAGACTGGACGTCTATTAAAAAATCTCCTATCTTACTCATCGCTTACTCCTTTTAATGGATCAATGAATGTGACATAAGGTCTTTCATTGATCTTGGTTGTCAATCCTTTCTCGATGTAGTCCCAAGCCTTTGGATCTTCGTCCTGAAGTTTCTTGGTTGCACGAGAATCTTCCACATACTGTTTAGTAAACGGAAAGTTTTGTAGTTCTTTTGATAAATCATTTAAGTAGTCTTGGTCCCATGACTTGGTAACCTTGTATTGCACTCTTAAATCTTTCGGTATCAAACCTTTTAGCTGCACCCTTTTAGATCCACCAGAGTTTGATAATAGTTTAGTGACTTCAAAAACTTCAGGACATTGAGCAATGGCCTCGTCTAAAAGTTTTGATTCTTCACGCAGTTTTGACTGGCTTGATAGGTTTGCTTTTTTTAACTTTAGCAAATCTACTAGGCCATAAGCTTCATAGTTAGTTTTATCTTCCATATGTTGTCTCCAATAACAAATACAAATACCATCATAATGATTATGAAAACTTTGTCAACAATCTTCTTTACTTTTTGTATCATGTCCCTTATCATTGACTTCGATGCGCTTCAGTTCGTCTACACCCCAAGATGTTGACGTCCTCCTTTTTTTAGAAGCGCATCACCTAACAAGGAGAGAAATGGAACTAAAAGATTACATAGAGAAACGTGGCGAAGAGAGTCTTGCAAAAGAACTCAAAGTATCAGTATCAACAATTAGATCTTGGAGATACAGCACAAGACAACCGTCTGTAAACCAGGCCAAGAAATTAATCAAGATGACCGGGCATGCTCTTGATTGGGAAAGTATTTATGGTGAAATAGAAAAGAGTTAGTCTTGGAATTACATTTAAATACAAAGGGAGAGGATATCCTTGGCAACAAGAGAAAGGAGATGTTGGTTTCTTTTTACGAAAACAACTTTCATTTAATACCTTGTGGGTCCAAGACAGACGTCATACCAGATTACTTTAAAACTAGACATCCTTATGAAGAAGATGATGTCTTGCTCAAGCGTTGGGCTAAGACACCAAGAGTTAAATGGGCAGACTACATTCAAAAGCAAGCACACTTAAAAGAAATCAAGCAATGGTATCTACAGTTTCAGAACTGTAATTGGGCAGCTGTCACAGGGATTAACTTTGTGGTGCTCGATGCAGACACACAAGAGGCCTGTGAATTTTGTGAATCAGGACAGATCACAAGAACAACACTGAAACAAAAAACACCAAGAGGTGGCTATCATTATTTTTATGCTATCAATCCTGAACTAAAAATAAGAAACACCACAGGCAGACTTGATGTTAGAGGAGAGGGTGGCTATGTCATGGTCTCACCTTCGGACCACTACATGTTTGAAAGCGTGGACGGTGTTCTGCCAAACGACATGGAAGACTTGCCCATACTAACAAGTCAAGACATGAATGTGATCTATGACTTTAATAATGTAGGCAAATCAAACTCAGAATTGAAGACACCGCTATCAATGAATGGTGTTGGCAGTGGCATGAGAAATGACACGCTTGCAAGATTGGTAGGCAAGTGGATCCTCGAAGGTTGGGGTATGCGTGAGGTTATTATTAAAGCTTTGGATTGGAATCAAACCAACAACCCACCCATGAGCGTGCAAGAAGTATTGCAAACTGTAAATAGCATTTCAACTGGACACTTAAAAAGAAACCCAGAGGATGTGGCTGGTATCACGGAGTGGAAGACAAGTCAATGGCAGATACAACTAACAGACGAACTCAAAGAGATCATGGATCAAGAAGATCCTATCGAACAACAAAAGAAAGAAGACAAACCAGACAGAGATCCACTTGGACTCAAAACATTTGGCGATCCTTTTTGGGATGGCATGGACTCAGATCGCATCGAACAGTTTTGGGGCGATGCATTTGTCTTTGAACAATCAAGGGTCTTGCTCTTGGGTAAACCAAAGATTGGTAAGTCACATTGGTTAGGTGCATTTGCTGCTGCGGCCACAACAGGCACAGAGTTCATGGGTAAACAATTCAATA